GTACATTTATTGCGCAGCTGGTATTTCAACAAATTGGCCAATTTCTTTTTATCAGATCGACGAGGAAAACAGTCAAGAAAAATAGAATGCTCAAACTCCAATGCTTCTATGGAACAATGTTGATCAAACCTGGAGGCATCAATACCAATAGCCACCGGGTTATCCATCATGTCCCATTTCTGCCGGAGTATTTTAGCACTTTCATGAATATCATATCCTTTCATGACTGTTGGATGTCCGTACAACTTGCCCAAAGATTTAAAAACCCTATGTTCAATTTTCTTTAGGTATCGCCCCACGCGTAAATTATACAATGGCCTGCGTGGGGAAATAACCCGAGGAACCGGGTCAAGCTTGGTAGTGCGATCAGTTTTCTCATTCTTGATGAACACATGAACCTCAGCATCTCGTTCCACCGAATTGTACCCCTCATACAATTTCAGCAAAGCCTGTTCGTAAATTTCCTTCTTGCGGCCCCGGTAACTATCCACAAATTCTCTGTGGGTCCACGGGGCGGTCTTAGGCAGAAACTTATTCACAGCGCATCGGAATTCACCTAATTCCTTTGCGAAGTGCCCTGGTTCAGGTCTAGGAGGCTCAGCAAATCCCGTAGGACTTGAGGTGTCTTTAACACAAAACACCCGCTCCTTAACTGCTCGTTCAAGAGTTTGAAACCTGTGATCAAATGGAACAACATCCATGTCTGGTGAAACATGGGACACACGTACAAACTGTCTATGTTTAGGTAAACCCACTTCTCTAACGGTCTGCAAAACGGTAGGGGATAACTCAACCGTACTTTTGGAACAGCCCCTACCAGACATGAGAACTGGGCACCCCTATTTGTCAAGGTTCCCGCCTAAGCGGAAAACCTTGCCAAAAGGGCTTTCTCTCCCTTTCATTCGTTCTTGCATTGCTGCCGTTTCCATAACCACTTTCATGGCCAAGAAATTTTTAGTTGGAACAAATGATAGGAAAAGAGATCTATCTATAGCTACATTTTTATCACACGTACGCAAGTCCTTGAAGCTATCTTCAAGATATTTCTGTATCCATTTACGTGTCACCCTAATGTTTTCAGGCGTCATTTGCCTTTCTCCGAACTTGTTGTAAGCTTTCTTTGCCACAGCTGCAGAAAAATTTGTACGTTGTCGTCTGCGAATAGTCTGTGTGACTTTACGTGATATAACCTGCTTAACAACTGCATCACTCTCATCCATGGTTTCAGTACGATTGGTGGTGCAACCATTATCTTTGTCACCCTCCGTTTCGGTATTAACACGCGAGTTTTTGATGGAAACTTTATTTACAACCAAACGAGTCCTCTCTTCAAGAACATCA